CGCTTCAAAAACTCTCCGATCGGTGGAAATCAGTCCAAATCGGTGCAAAACGGACATACTACGATCCGCATTGATGCAGACTCACCCTTTATCAGTCCAGATCAGTCGGGGGCTAATTGAAAAAGGCACGTAAGGGCGCAACCAAGCCACGATTACAGAACGCACCGCTTAAAGGCGCATCTAGGATTGATGAAGTAAAGAAATTTCTAGTCGATTGCAAGCTAGAGCTGCTGCCGTGGCAAGAGTACGTGCTAACTGATTTACTCAAGGTTGATAAGGCTGGCAAATGGCGGCGTAAGACCAATTTGCTGCTGGTAGCCCGGCAAAACGGGAAAACCCACCTTGCGCGCATCCGAATCCTTGCAGGGTTGTTTATTTTTGGTGAAATGAATATAGTTGCAATGTCATCGAATCGCGGCATGGCACTTGACACCTTTCGCAAGGTTGTGGACGTGATTGAGGACAACCCGCACCTTATGGCGCAGGTCAGGCAGATTCGCGTTGCCAATGGGCAGGAATCCGTTGAGCTTCTATCGGGAGCAAGATACGAAATAGTCGCGGCTACAAGAGATGGCAGCCGTGGTAAGACCGCGGATCTGCTTTACATAGACGAATTACGTGAGATTGATGAAGATTCGTGGACTGCGGCTAAACCGATTACGCGCGCCCGTCCTAATAGTCAGATATTTATGACATCGAACGCCGGTGATGCGTTCTCAAGCGTCTTAAACGACCTGCGCAGCCGTGCTTTGTCCTATCCACCTGCTAGCTTGGGCTTTTGGGAGTATTCGGCAGATGACTTTGCCAAAATCACGGACAAAGATGCATGGTATCAAGCCAATCCAGCTTTAGGCTATTTGATTGATGAAGAAACCATTGCCGAAGCCATTGCGACATCTAGCGTGGAAGCAAGCCGCACAGAAACCTTATGCCAATGGGTTTCAGCTTTGAAATCACCATGGCCCTATCGTGCATTTGAAGATTTAACGGTGCAGGATCTAAAAATTGAGCCGGGAACTGCGACCATATTTGGAATGGACATCTCAGTCAATAAAAAGATGGCAAGCCTTGTGGCAGGGCAAGTCCGAGAGGATGGCAAGATTGCCGTTGGTGTTATTGCGCAGTTTGAAAGCCAAGTTGCTATTGATGAGCTGAAAATGGCTATTGAAGTAAACGAATGGGCTAACAAGTACCGCCCACGAATGATTTGCTTTGATAAATATTCAAGCATGAGCGTAGCCGAACGCCTAGCCCAATCGGGACACAAAATCCAAGATATGTCAGGAACGGTGTTTTACCAAGCCTGTTCAGATCTATATGATGCCCTTGTGAACGCGCGAATCGTTCACATCGGACAGGCTAGTTTGGTGGACTCCATGAATAACTGCGCCGCTAAAGAAACCGATGCGGGTTGGCGAATCGTTAGGCGAAAGTCAGCCGGGGACGTATCGGCAGCAATTAGTTTGGCTATGGTTGTCCACCAACTGCTTAAGCCACAAAGCAAGCCACAAATTATTGTGTGAAATGTCGGGAATGTCCGATTTGTGTGCTAACATATAGCGATGGGTCTTTTTGATCGTTTCCGCCCTACGAAAATTGAGGCGCAAGCTGCACCGCAGCTAATGACGGATTCTTTTAATTATTACATTCCCGGATTTCTTACACCTGTTAATCGCGATGAAGCAATGTCAGTTCCAAGCGTTGCTCGGTGCCGCAATTTGATTGCTTGCACAATTGGCGGATTGCCACTTGAACTTTACAAGAAATCAACAGGGGAAGAATTAGGTTCTCCATTATGGCTTGAGCAACCTTCCGTCACTCAACCACGCAGCATTACAATTGCGTGGACGGTTGATAGCCTGTTATTTTTTGGGGTTGCGTATTGGAGAGTTACCGAAGTTTATTTTGATGATGGTCGCCCTGCACGTTTCGAATGGATTGCACCGGGTCGCGTTTCATTTACAACAGATGCAAACACAAATTTTATTACTCAATATACAGTTGATGGATCACCTGTTCCCATGTCGGGACTTGGTTCGCTTGTTACTTTCCAAGCACAAGACGAAGGTATTTTGCAGCGGGGCGCTCGCACACTTCGCAGCGCCATTGATCTTGAGAAAGCGATGCGTGTAGCTACATCTACTCCGATGCCTTCAGGTGTTATTAAAAACACCGGTGCAGATTTAGCACCTGCCGAAGTGCAGGGAATTCTCTCTGCTTGGAAAACAGCACGCGAACAACGCAGCACCGCTTACTTAACTAGCACACTTGAATATCAACCAACATCATTTAGCCCACGCGACATGATGTTTGTTGATGCAATTCAAAATACAGCCACGCAAATTGCACGAATGATGAACGTTCCTGCGTATTACATTAGCGCAGATATGAACAACAGCATGACTTATGCAAATGTTCAAGATGAGCGTAAACAATTCGTAGCGCTATCACTCGCACCGTACATCAACGCAATTCAGGATCGTTTATCCATGGATGATATAACGGCGCGAGGCAATATTGTTAAGTTTGATGTTGATTCTGCTTTTCTTCGGGTAGATCCGATGGAGCGTTTGAACGTCATTGAAAAAATGCTATCTCTCGGCTTGATTACAGTTGAGCAAGCCATGGAAATGGAAGATCTCACACCTAATGGAAACCAAGATGTTACTTCAGTTCAGTAGCGACATTACTTGCAACACAGAGGAACGCACCATTACCGGCAAGATTGTGCCGTTTGGTGATTCCGAAGTTGGTTATACCAATGTTGGTAAAGTTGTGTTTGAAGCTGGCTCAATTGAAATTCCGACAAGCCCTAAACCAAAACTTTTGCTTGAGCATGATCCTAAAAAGCCAATTGGTCGTTTGGTTTCATTTACAGAGGATGAGTCAGGCATTTATGCAACATTTAAAGTTGCTAATACCCAACGCGGCACAGATAGTTTAATCGAGGCAAGCGAGCAATTACGTTCAGGTTTGTCAGTCGGCGTGGAAGTCATTGCTGGAAAGCAAGAAAAAGATCGTTACAAAGTTAAATCAAGTTTGCTCAAAGAAGTATCACTCGTTCAGGCAGCCGCCTTTAAGAGTGCTGAAGTTTTGAGCGTAGCGGCTTCTCAAGAAGAAGTCGTTGAACAACCAACCCAAAACGAAAGCGAGGCAGTCGTGGAGAACACTCCAGACACCGCAACCGTTGCGCCTGTGGTAGAAACCCCTGCGGTGGAAGCTGCGCGCCCAACAGTTGTTGCACCAATTTATGCGAAGCCACGTATTAACGTAACTCCGCTAACAATGCTAGAAAACACAATCAAGGCATCCGTATTTGGCGATGAAGATGCACGTCAATGGATCGCAGCAGCATCCGATACTGACACAACAACTGACGTTCCCGGACTTGTTCCAACTCGTCAATTGACTGAAGTTATCAACCCTAAGACAACAGGTGTTCGCCCAACAATCGATGCAGTTTCATCTGGAACCCTTCCAGATGCAGGTATGAAGTTCCAGATCCCACGCGTTAAGACCGCTCCAACAGTTGCGACTGTTGCTGAGGGTGGCGCTTTCTCTGATACACAGACTGAAATCGAATACATCGATGTTGATGTCAAGAAGGCTGCCGGCATGCAGCTATTTTCTGTTGAAGTTCTTGACAGAACTAGCCCTGCGTTCCTTTCCGAACTTCTCGCACTTATGGGCGATGCTTATGCTAAGCACACCGATTATGCACTTGTAGACAAGATCCTTACCGATGGAACCGCAGATGCAACTGCCGTAACATTGCCTTGGGATGGTGCAGAATTCTCCGCATTTATTTCACGCGGTGCAAAGTCCATTTACAGCAACACGTTCAAGTTCGCAACCGGCGTAGTTGTTTCCCCTGATCAATGGGCAAACATCACCGCATTGGTAGATTCACAAAATCGTCCAATCTTCAATGCAGCAGCTCCACAAAACGCTGGCGGTAATGTTCAGGTTGATTCAATCCGTGGAACAGTTCTCGGACTCCCACTTTATGTTGATTACAATCTCTCAGGCGAAGGCGATGGCACAATTCTTGTGCTCAATCGCGATTCCTATACTTGGTACGAGTCACCACGCCTACAACTCCGCGCTGAAAAGGTTGGAACCGGCAAGGTTGAAATCGGCATGTACGGCTACTACGCAATTGCAACAAAGGTTGCTGCGGGAGCCTTCAAGTTCAACAAGGCGTAATAGCCTAGAAGTAGAGTTACCCCGGCGCACAGCCCTTGCGCCGGGGCTAACATAAGAAAGGATAAAGATGGCAGCCACATTCGTAACTGAAGCCGAATTGCGCTCAGCGCTAGGCATTGGCAATCTTTATTCATCGGCAGTTGTAGAAGAATGCTGCCAAGCGGCTGAAAACATAGTAAAAGCAAAACTTTGGTATAACGAATTTCCTGTGGTTGCGCATGAAAGCACCACAAGCGTTGCAACTATTTATTTTGAAGTCCCACATTCATTTATTGTTGGCGACACCATTGTTGTTGAAAACTGCGGCGCTAAATACAACGGATCTAAGACCATTACAGCAGTCACTACTTACGGCGTAAGTTACAGCGTAAACAACGCAACAGCCGAAGTTAAAAATGCCCTAGTCCCATTTGGAAAGGCTTACGGCACCACACATATTGATTATTCGACACTCCCAGAAGTCAATGAAGCATCACTCATGGTTGCAATTGATATATGGCAAGCTCGCCAAGCATCTAACGCTGGCGGTATCTCACCTGATTTTCAACCATCACCGTATCGCATGGGTAATACCCTTATGGCTCGCGTTCGAGGCTTGCTTGCGGATCATCTAGCACCGGGCGGTCAAGTAGGATAATGTCAGCAATCTCTACCCTACGTGGAACAATCGCGACTGCACTAGCTGATAATGCGGTGTGGCAGGTGTTTTCCTTCCCACCTGCCACTCCCCTTGCTAACAGCATCGTGGTACAGCCAAACGATCCTTATATCGAGCCAAGCAATGACCATTACAAGACGGTGAAACCTAAGGTGAATTTCAAGCTCATTGTGCTTGCGCCAATGTTTGATAACCAAGGCAACCTAATTAACATTGAAGATTATTATCTGAACATAGTAAATAAGCTAGAAGCGTCATCGCTCGCTTATACAATAGGCACATTTAGTGCGCCAGCAGTCTTGACCGGAACAGTAGGCGATCTACTATCCGGTGAAGTATCCATCAGCATACTCTCAGATTGGAGCTAGACATGGCTGATAATGACAACGAGCGCGAGGCTTTTCTTGCCAAGATCGGTCAGGTAGAGCCCGCAAAACCCAAACCAACCGCTAAGAAAGATGAGGAATAGTTAATGGCTATTTTCTTAAATAACAAAGTCGGTCTTAAGATTAATGCCGTTGATCTTAGCGACCACGTAACTTCAATCACCCTTAACTACGCAGCCGATGAACTCGAAGTAACTGCAATGGGTGACACCGCACACAAGTTCGTTAAGGGTCTTGAGGCAGGAACGCTTACAGTTTCATTGCTAAATGACACAGCGACTTCACAAGTTCTACAAACGCTTAATAGCGCTTTTGGAACAACCGTTGCTTGCAAAGCAATTCAGGAAAAGGGAACAGCAGTTTCCGCAGCAAACCCTGTTTATGAGTTTGACGTACTCGTCAACAACCTAACACCGATCAACGGTGCGGTTGGCGACATGGCTACACAAGACATCACTTTTACGCTAAACTCAAAGTTGACAGTCAACGCAGCAGGTACATTTTAAATTAGGAGAAATGGGCAATGGCAAGACTTAAAGTAACTAGGGCAGATGGCACGGAGTCGATTCACGAAATCACACCAGCCGTTGAGTACGCGTTTGAGATGCACACCAAGAAAGGCTTTTACCGAGCCTTTCAAGAGGATCAAAAGCAATCAGACATTTATTGGCTTGCTTGGGAGTGTCTGCGTAGGGCTCAGGCTCCCGATGTGTTTCCGTTTGGGGAGAAGTTTCTCGAAACCTTGAAATCAGTAGAGGTTTTGGGGGATGACTCCCCAAATGGCTAACGCGCGATGCTTGGACG